ATAACTCACCGGATACTGGTCGAACTGGTTACAACAATCTATCAGCGTATTCTGATTGCATTTACACGAAGCGAATACAAAATGGGCACTTAGTAACATCGGGGCGAAAAAACCACCCCGACACACTCAAGCGTCAGAATCCTTCGGCGAATTTAAATTACTTAGCTTTCGCCTGCTTTTCTTCAACGGCACCTTTCACAGCACTCTTGCCTATTTGATTATCTGGAAATGATGCAGTTGCGACCTTTGCAGCATCTCGCATCCAGCCCGGCCATTCAGCAACATTCTTTTTAGAAGCTTCAAACTGGGCCAAAAACCGGGCAGTTTGTTTATCTTCCATAGCACTCTCCTTTACAACGCGGGCATAATGGTTTCCTTAATTATTATATCCTCAAGGGCCAGATAAGTCAAAACATATCTTTTCACACGTGGTCTTTTTGCAAAATTACTCGGATTAAGCGTACTCCCCATTTTATCCTTTCGATCTGACGCCATTTTAAACCACGTCATATAACGCCGAGGAGCAACGCCCACGAAAGCGCGAAAGTTGGACTTGGTTGACGATGGCTCAGATGGCTCGACGGCGATTGAATCATCGTACAAATCTTTTGTCCGACTTTTCTCGTAAGGCTCGATGAAAACAACTTCCGACAATCCGCTCGAAACAATATGGCGCGCACATATATGACATGGAAATGTCGTGCAGAACAATCTATTTCCGGACAAAGATATTCCGTTTCTAGCTGCCTGAGTAATCGCGGCCATCTCGGCATGAACAGCGCGACCAAATTCAATAACATCAAATAACTTCGATCCTCGCAAAAATGCTTTCTCAACAAACAGACTTTCATCCGCAAGAAGCGAGTTGTTTTTTTTCTTAGCCTTCTCAGACAACCAACCCGCTTTGCGGAGGTGTGAGAATGTATCTTCGACAATCTCGCGCTTAATTGCGACATTGGTATCGTGCCCGAGCTCTACGTCTCGCTTTCGGTTTGCATCCTCCCCCCAGTAAAGCCCCCCACCGTACTTGGGTACCTCATTGCAGCCAGTAGATAACAGATCCCCGTCCCTTGAAATAATAGCAGCCCCAACTTGACGGGACAGGTCTAATGATCGCAGCGCAGAGGCTTGCGCAAAAAACATACCCTGCTCGTCGCGGGTCGGTGAAATATAAGGGTCACCAAAAATCAAGTATATTAATCTCCTGATATTTTCTTCCACAACCATCTTCGAGTCAGTTGTCAGAAAATAATCAGCCAAAGGAAAGGTCTCACTTACGCTTTGCCCATATTTTTTACCACCCTCTTCCGCATAATCTCGATTAATTAACTCTGCAGCCAATTCATCAGCAGTTCTATTCACGCCAGCAATTTGCGAAAATTTTCTGCGTATGTGCTTCACACGAGCATCTCGTGGAGAATAAACTGAGATCAACGTGAAAGCCTTTCCGTAAATTGTTCTATACAATTCGACCTCTTCGGGCCGCTTAAAGGATCGAACAATATATGCAGCCCTTGGAATTGGTTTTAGCGGATTATTGTTCCGCACCTCCCGCAATGCCCGAATTTCCGCAATTCCCAATCTCGCAACAATATCAGCCTGCCCGGTATCTTCCCGTAACTTCGTCCCCATCTTCATGAGTGACTTGATTCGATCATATTCATTAGCCGGATCGAATTTATTCGGCTTAGCAATTCTCGGTATCAATTTACTCAAATTCACCACAAACGGCTCATACCTTACACTCGTAAGGTGAGCCTGGAGAGCATCACAAACTATTGTTAGATCTACACCAGTAGGTCCAACCAAGCCAAATACCAACTCGATGCCCTCAGCCGGGGCAGTTGATGCCGACCACGACAAGTCACTATCTACCGCACCCAAATCTCCCGACTTACGCCTCGCTGATTTTGATTTCTTGTTCATGGCACGCTTGTGGCAGCAGTTTAGATTTTGCAATTCCACTTTATACGATGATCACCATCGTTATATAGGTACATACCTCTATCTTGGGCGAGTCAATACTGCCGCCCTCACCTTGCGACCGACCTCAAAACCAGACTTCGCGATTCATCAAGCAAATGTGATTACAAGTCTCTTACCGCACGCAGCCGCATATTTACGCAACGTCGCGAAGGAGGGAGAGTGCTTTTCGCTCGTCAATGATGCCTCAAGCCGAGACACCGCGGATGCGGTTGTACCCATACGCTCAGCCACTTGGGCTTGTGTTAAGCCAGCCGCTTGTCGGGCAGCCAAAATCGCGCGCAAGGCGCTGTATTCGTCGTCTAATGCGTCATAGGCCTCTTTGACACCACGCTCCGCCAGCAGACGCTTCGTATCATCCGTCGTATGCGGAACCGGGTTAAATCCATCAGCACGAACGTGCTTCGTTGCGACCTTAGCCATTACGCACCTCGCTCAAACGGGTCCTAGCGATCCGCAGCTCATTCTTCGGCGTCTCTTGCGTTTTTTTCACGAACGAATGCAGCACAACAATGTGTCGTCCGACGTGTGTGCAATAGAGGACGCGCCCGATACCTTCCCTGCCCTTCGGCCGTAGCTCAAACAACCCGTCCCCCATTGCTCTTGAATGCGGCATACGCAGATCCGCGCCGAACTCCTGCACCAGATCGAGCAGTCGAAGATAGTCCGCCAGTATCCCAGCCGGCAAGGCGAAGACGCCCCGCTTAACGCGCTCGTTGTAGTAGACAACCGTCCATTGTTGTTTCATGTTAGCAAATTTGCTATATCGTTGCAAATCGTTCCGCCGTCTTAGAGCGGTAGGAGTTTCTGCACAGCCGCGCGACCGTGATCGGGTGACAGATGCGCGTAGCGTTCGGTGACAGTGATGGACGAGTGGCCCAACAGATCCTTGACGACGTATAACGACACACCCTCCATTACAAGCCACGAGGCAAATGTGTGGCGCAGATCGTGGATGCGAAAGTTTTCGATTCCGGCGCGAGCGCATGCCGCGACAAACCCCTTTTGCAGACTGCCGACCCGTCGCCCCGAATGGGAGGCAAACACCCAATCCGAGCCGGCGCAATTCCGCGTCACCCAATCGCGCTGATCTCTGAGCGCCGATAGTGCGCCACTATTCAGCGGCACCAACCGACGCTTGCCGTTCTTCGTGTGCTCACACTCAAGTCGAAAATGTGAACGCTCGAAATCGACCCGGTGCCACTCGAGCGCGAGCAGCTCGTTTTTCCTACACCCCGTGCTCAAGGCGAGTCGCACGAAGTTTCGAAGATGCGGCTGTCGTGCGGCCGCCCCGGCCGCGAGAATCAACGCCGTCGCCTCGCTTCGTGATATCCAGCGAACTCGCGATTCGCCACCATCAAGACCGAGGCTCTGCACTGGGTTTGCCAGTTCCGGGTAGTCGTGCTCGGTCCGCACAAAATTGATAGCCGCGGACAACAGCCTGAGCTCACGCTTCACCGTTGACTCACAGACGCCATCCGCGAGCCGAGCGGACACGTACCGTCGAACGTCGCCTCGCTTCAATTCCCGCAAATCGCGGCCGCTGAAATGCGGTTGTAGTCGCTGCAAGGAGTATTGATCCCGCTCCTTGCTACGGTGCTTCTTTTCCGACATGTAGATTCCGATTACTTCCTCAAAGACCATTCCAAACGCCTCTGCGTCATTGATCCAGCGGATATCGGTTGAACCGTTCAGCTCTTTAGTACGATGTCCGAATCAGCCTAGATTTGATGTCTTTCACGCCTAGTTTTCGCGCGTCGATAACCAAAACACTCCCAACTCCTGCCGCCAGAACGCCTGACAGCGATCCAACGTCGCACCGGCGCTCAACGCGGCCTCGAACGCAGTTTTCAACGCCTCCGCAGGGTCGTTCGAGAGAATGTGACTGATCGGCATAACCTCCGGAACGACAATGCCGCGGCTCGTCCAGTAGCGCTTTTCGTTGAGCGCGTGCTCGGCGAAATCCTTCGTGATGTACTTCGCGAGATACGACGCGAGCTTGTGCCGCAAGCCCTTTTCCTTGAACGGGTTGCGCACGTTGATCTGTCCGTTTCCGATGCCGACGATGCTTTGCCAGATCGAGCGCAGAACGCGATAGTTCTGCCGGCCCTTCACCGCCACATGCAAATGCCACGCGCCGCGCTTCTGCCGCTCCGCGACGGCGACATACTGGAAGCTTCCCAGCGCGCCGAGACGCCGCCGCAGCTTGTCGAAATCGCGCTTAAGCCGCGCCTTGTCGAGCATGTTCTCCCGATACGTCAACGTGATCATTCGATCCGCTCCAATCGCCTTGCAACGCAACCGCACCTGCTGCTTAGCACGCTTCGCCGCGTCCATCAGGTTCGCTTCGCTGTTCTCCGACTCGCCACGCTTTGCCTTTGGCACGGCCCACATCGATTGAGCGCCCATGTACCGATCGAAACGTGTCGCCGTCACCTCGACCTGCCCGTCGCCGAAGTTCCGACCACGGACAACCCACTCCCTACGAAACGGCGAGTAATCGCCTATACTTGCGTCGTGCATTGCAACTCGTCCTTGTAGTGCACTGCTTCACAAAGCCCCGATCGTTCCCGCGACCGGGGCTTTCCTTTTTCTGAACCGTCTTTCTGTCCTTGCTCGATGCGCTTGTCAGCGTGTCGTATCCGTTAAGTGTCCCTGATACAAGTTTAGGGGCCGCGCTGCGCGCGGCCCGCCCGGCGCGCTCTGCTGCGCTGGGCGAGCCGCACGCAGCTACCCCCCGCTCCCTCGCTTCCGAACCGCCCTCGCCTCCGCTCCACGCCCGGCAACGCGCGCGCCGCGGCGAGCTTGCAAAGAGATGGGCGAACCCACCGCACTGCCTCCGTTCACCGACCTCGCGAGCACCCGCTACTCGGTCCGGCGGGCCGCGCTGAGCCGCGCGACAACGGCCCGGACTCCGCAGCGACGCCGCCGCTCTACCTCGCTTCGATCACGGCCGGACACTCCCGACGCTGGACGCCGCCGCCATACCACGCTGACTTACAATCTCGATCACTAAAACAACCGAGGGACCAACGATGAGCATCCACGATCGCGACTGGTATCGCGAGGAATACAAGAAGAAGGAGCACCTGTTGGAGCAGGGCTATACGCCCCCGAGCACGGCTGCCGCGAGCGCATCGCCAGTCCCACCTCGCCCCAACGCTCCTATCACCACACACACGCTTACGTGGGTCAAAATCGCGGCGATAGCGCTGGGGGCCGGGGTAATCTCATACCTCGTCGTCTCGGTCATCCTCGACTACCTCTGAGCGCCGAGCCTGATCAAATCCGCTGCACCTGCAACACCAACAAAACCTCCGTGCGTTGCTTCGAGCTGGATCGACCATCGAGAAAGCTCGGCAGCCACGCATAGCCGCTGCGCGCCGTCGCATTGCGATCCTGAATCAAGCCACCCAACACGACGACCTCGCCGTCCTTCAATCGCGTCACGGTCTGTAGCTGTCGCGTGTTCTTCGTCGGCGACGTGTCGACGCCGGTTTTCGTCGCGACGAAATCGGAGATCTCCTCACGCACCTTGAGCTCGATTACCTCGCGCATGACGGTCGGCTCAACGTCGAAGATCAAGCCCGCGTCCTGATAGGTGATCGACTGAACCGGCGTGCCGGTCGAGCCTTGGTAGCTCACGCTCGATTGCGTCGGCACCTGTTGCCCAACGTTCAGGCGCACGCGCTCGCCGGACACGATCCGCACGTGTGGCGCGCTGACGACCTTGAATCGCGAATCGGCATTCAACGCCGATATCGCCGCGTCGACACCCGGGCCCGTGAAGCGAACGGCGCTCGCATCCGACGACGTATCACCGCTCGACACGCGAAGCTGGCCGCTCAACATCCGAACCGCGATGCTCCACGCCGTGTTGGTCGAATCGGTGTTCGCCACTTCGTACACCCAACCGCGAACGACCACCTCGCTCGGCACCGTGTCGAGTTCCGGCACGACCTTGCGCAACAGCGCGACTTCATCATGCGAGCCCACGATCACGAGATCGTCGCCGCGCGCCTGCACGCTCGTTTCAACGGGCATCGCGGGCACGTCGCCAGCTGGCGCCGCGGTTTCGCCGGGCACCTGTACCGCGCCGACTGGTTGCGACGGCACGCTGACGGGCGACATCAAAGGCATCGCGCGCGCGCCGATCATCGGCTCGATGAGCGCGCGCAGATAGTCGACGCGGCGATAGCGCGGCTTGTAGACGAACACGTCCTGATCAACCTTTTCGCGCGCCGCGCCGGGCTTCTTCGTCACGTAGTCAACGCCGTTCCTCGTCACGACCTGAAAGCCGAGCGATTCGAGGAAGTCGCCCATGACCGTGCGCACGTCGCGATTCCGATCGTCCAGGCGGAACGACACGAGCCGCCCGTCGCTCAGCACATCCGGGCCGAGCACGTAAGGCGTATGCATCGCCTCCTGATAGATCAGGTCGACAATCTGCGCCACCGTCACGAACCGCAGATCAAACGACGTGCCGGCGACGTGCTTCAACGGTGTCAACGTCGGTGCGGCGGCCGTCAGGCTGGCGTCCGCCGGCAGCATCGGCAACGGAGGCACCACGCCAAAGGCCGCCACCGAATACGCCATCGCCGTCACAATCAGCACTCCGTATCGCTTCATTGCATGCCCCCGCCTTGTTCTGTTTTACCGGCGTGTGCGCCGGTCCAAGCGCCAACGGTCTTTCCGTCGACATCCCCCGTCAGCAGCATTCCTTCGCCGCTGAATCCCGCCAATGACATCGGGCGCAACCGGCCATCCGCCGCAACGAGCACCACATAGCCCACGCCTTCCGTTACGTAGCGCCCGGCAATGCGCCAATCGGACGAGAGGGGCGCGGCCGACGCGCGCTCAGCCTTCGCGGGTTGCGGCGACTGCGTGGGGGCGTCGGTTCTTTCGTGCTCGGCTTCCGACATGCCGGGCGTCACCCCGAAGCCGTCGCGCGCGCTGTAGAAGAACTTCACCGAGCAGTACAGCAACACGCCCAACGCGATCGGCACGACGAACAACGCCTTGGGCACGACCGCCTGTTTCTTCGTGTGGACTTCGGCGCTCGTGTAGAGCTTGAACACCTCGCGCGGATACGCCCATTGCCGTTTCACCGCGTCTTTCAGGCTGCTTGGATTGTGGCAATGGTCCCACTCGTAGAGCATCGCGCGCTTGAGCCCAAACAGGTTGCGCACGTGGATATGTCGCCCGACCAGATCGCGCACCGTCTTGCTGATCCGCTGCGGATGCTGCGTGATGAGGATGAAGTCGACGCCCTTGTGACGATGCACGTGCAGTTGCTCCACGTCCGGCGTCGGCTTTTGGCTTACCGTCGTCGGCGGATAGATGCGTTGTGCCTCATCGACCACGATCAGATCGTGCGCTTCGGCCTTTTCGTGCCATTGGCGTAACCAAGGCTCGTCAATCTCGACGTGCTCGATTGCCAGATCGCGAATGCCGTCGACCAGCACGCGACGCCCCTTCGAGATCTTCGTCAACAACCAGACCGCATGCAGCGTCTTCCCGCTCCCCGGAACCCCTGTGATCAACGTGATCATTTGCCGAACACCATTTTCGTTGTGGAAGTGAGCATGTAGAACGACACGCGCGCCGAGAGCCCGCCGAGCACATACGCGATGCCGTCGCCCACGCCACCGAGCGCGAGCACGTTCGCGATATCGGTGCTCAACCCGCCGACGCTCGCCGTCATCCACTGCACGACCTGAGCGAACGCCAGATCGATTCCCGTCACCGTCACGAAGCCGATGCCGAGTGCGACCAGTACGCGCGTGACGATCGGCCCGACCAGCGACACCAGTAGGCTTGCCCAGCTCATGCCGCCAGCCCCGTCACGAAGATGACGCCAGCGAGCAGCGCGCCCAGCAGCAGCACCAACGGGTGCAGCTTCAAGGCGAACTCGCACAGCGGCTCATAGCTGAACGAAAGCTCGCCGCCGAACACCACCACCCGCTTCGGCTCCGGGCAAACGCCCTTGGTCAAACCGATTGAAAGAGGCGACAACGAAATGCGCTTCGCATCGCTGTTCACCGCCACATCCGATGCGCTGCCGAGCGGCGCGCACGCCGACGCCTCGGGATGCAGCGCGCATATGTCGTCACGCGACGGCCGGCCGGTTCCCGGATTGGTGCCCGGCGCTGGCGTTGGTATGGGAACGGGTTGCGGCAGCGGCTGCGGAATTGGCTGCGGTATGGGTTCAGGAACCGGACTCGGCACCGGCTCGGGGACCGGCACAGGCACCGGGCCGGGCACGGGTTCGGGCACGGGAACCGGCACAGGCTGCGGAACCGGACTTGGCGCAGGCTCGGGCGCCGGATGCGGTACAGGCTGCGGCAACGGAACCGGCACGGGCTGCGGCACTGGTTGAGGCACGGGGCGCGGCACCGGCATGGGCTGAGGTTGCGGCTGCGGCTCGGGCACCGGTCGCGGTTGCGGCGGCGCCCCCGGCACTGGAGCGGGCGCGGGGCGCGGCTCGGGTTCCGCTTCGGATGCCGGGCGCGGCGCGGGCGTCGGCGCAGGCTTCGGCACGGGAACCGGGATTGGTTGCGGCGGCACGAACGGCGTAATCAGCACGTCTTTGCCCTTGCGCGCCGGGGACGTGAACAGATCGCCGACGGTCGGCACCTGCCCCGGATTCTCTTTCGCCCACTCGGCAATGTCGGGTTCGCTGATCGGCTGATACGGCAGGCCTTCATAGTCTAGCTGCGATGCCGCGTTCTTCCACGTCTCGTTGACGAGGCTGGTAATAGTCGAGGTGGGCAACGGCGCCGCCGCGACCTTCGACGGAATGCGCGGCCACAGCTTCGCCAGGTCGTCGGCCACGAGCGGCACGACTTCACGCTTGTACTGAAACAGCGTGTCCTTCCCGCTCGTCACGACGTTGCGATAGGTGACGCGCCCGCCGCTGCTCTTGATGGCAACCGTTCGTGATTCCGTGTAATGCAACGCGATCGGGTTGCCCGGTATGTTTCGCTCGGGCGCGAAATACAACACGTGCGAGTGAACGTTCGTATCGTTCTCGTTGATACACCCTGAGTTCAGGCCACAGTGCCCGAGGTAGTGGTACAAATACCACGCGAATTGCTGCGCCTGTTCAAGCGTGCTCGGCAGGATATCGAACGGCCCACGCGACATGTAGAAATTCGATGCGCCGAACCCCGGCGAGAATGGATAGCCGATGCAGGACGCATTGTTTGCCTGACACGTCCCGTTCCGATAAACCGGAATACCGGCTCGCGCGGCCCACAATTCCGGCTGCAACATCTTTTGCCGGGTCGGATCGATCGCGGCCGCGGGCGGCTGAATCGGCGCATAGCGATCGCCGATACTGGCGGGCAGCGCATCCACGTCGAGCGACACTTGATCGCCGCTCCACAGGAATTTCGCATCGCCCAACTGTAGAGCCGAGCCCACGGCAAGAATGCCCATGCCCGCCAGAATCGTCAGCCAGACCGGCGCGCCCGCGAATGCGAGCGCCGCAGCGGCCCCGGTTCCGACGACGTTCAACATGGTCGACGCCTTGCCCATACCCGCCAGCGTCGCCGCAATGCGGGGATCGGATGCGGCGATGCCGCGCGCGACGGCAAGACGCGTCAGGATGGCGGCCTGAGCGCGATTGATCACGAAGGTCTCGAGCGGCGCGAGCGCGGCCTGTGCATGCGCCTGCTGATTACACACCATCGCGAACGCCGCGAACAGCGCCAGCCAGACGCCGAGAATTCTCTTGCGCATGCTCATCCCATCAGAATCAGCGCGGCGCCGCCGATCGTGCCGACCGTCACGCAGAACTCGACGCAATACCAAAGCATGACTAGCTCTCCGAAGCAGATTCGAGAAAGCGACGCAACGCACGCAGCCCGTACGCGATCGCAAAGACAAGCAGCATGGCCGCCCCCACTTTCAGGCCCGCAGCGGCCCCGCCGTGCATCGGCACGTCATCCGCCGCACCGCCGTTCACGAGCGTCAGATGTACGACCTGTTGCACGCCCATCGAGCCATCGGACAACGCGCAGGGCGTTTGCCCCGTGCCCGCCGGCGCACTGGCCGCGCTGCCGCACACGATCACGTCGATTCCTTGCGCCGCGCGTGCGCCGAATGCGACACCAACAAGCGAAGCAACCACCCACCGTTTCATTGGCTTCCACCCAAGAAAAAGCCCCCGGTACGCGCGCACATACCAGGGGCTCGTGAGTTCACGCGATCAGCGACCGAGGAAGCTCTTCACCGCGCGATAGCCGAACATCGCAGCCGACACCGCGAGCACCGCACCGCCGACGAGCGCGATATTCGGACCGATACCGGTAATCGAGCTCACGACCGGGCTGACGTCCATCGCCACGACCGGCACGTCCGCCGCGAACGCACCCATGCTTGCCGTAGCGAGCGCCGCAACTGCAACCAGCTTCTTCATTTGATTTTTCCTCTCAGGTTCAGGCCCGGTAGTAAGAGAACCGCCCGTGTGGGCCAGCTTCGAGCGATCCGGTTTCCTTCTCGGATTACGACGAAGCAGCCGCGGCCTTAGCGGTCGGCCGACCAAACGGCGCAAGCGACACGATGCGAGGTTCGAGCTTGCCTTCCATCGACTGCTGAAGCGCGAACTCGGCGAGATAGTCGCCCGGTACGGAATCCTTCAGGGCAGCCGGCAAATTGATCGTGCCGACGAGGATTTGCTTACCCTCGCTGTTCTCTTGCTCGAGCACGCATTGCGCCGTGTGAATCTCCCACGGCTGGCCGGTACGCTTCGAGATGCCGCCGCGCTGGATCACTTGGAGAATGGTCAACTTTTGCTTGCTCATGAAGACTCCTTGTTAGGACTACTATACGTAATGACTAGAGCCGCTCCAGCTCCAGCTACATGCGCGACGTACGCGCGAATCGAAAAAGGTGGACGCTGGGTCAGCCGTCCACAAAGCGCCGCGCTATCCGAGGGTGAGAAAAGTGCGCGACGCACGGGGAACTGCAATTCTTCAGAACCGCTTCTCTTCGGTGTTACGCATGCAGCCAGTCGAACGCATGGATGCGATGCTCCGGCGCCACGCAACCCCCGCTCATTGGCCGCTGAATAGTGATCGCGATGCGGCTATGGTGATCACTCGTTGGCGATATGCCAGCGTTACCAATCGGTCGAATTTCAGGTCTTTCATCTTCTACCCCGCTACTTGTGGTTGATTGATATAGCCCCGCGCTCAATAGGCGATCGGTGTGGTAAAAAATCGCCGCATACGATTACAACAACACCGGGCCAAAATGAACTCCGAACAACTCGCCTACGACGTACTCAGCCGCATTACGCTGACTTGGGCAACACTAACGATCGAGGCCCGACTCCTGATCGCCATTGCACTTGTTACGGTCTTCGTTGCCTTTCGATCGAATCGCCGACGCGCGCAACTACGTAGGCAAAAAGAACTCGATCCGCTCAAGCGAGCGATCTACAACCCCAAGCAGTTCCGCCGCCCCCGTTGACTCATAAACGGGGCCAGATTCTTCCTTTCCCCATAGCCTGCTAGACTTCCGATAACGCCACGGAAATGGCGTTTTCTCCACAATTCAATGATATGGAGAAAACGCCACACACGTCAAGGGAAAAGTATGGATATCGCTGAACTGCTGGATGCCGCCAAGCGCAAGCAAGGCTCGAATGCGGCCGTAGCGGAAAAGCTGGGGTACCACTACACCAAGCTGTCGCACTGGCGCTCGGGCCGCTACAAGCCCGATGCAACCGAAATCATGATACTGGCCGAAATGGCCGGCTTGCCCGCGTTCGAAACGCTTGCGCAGATCGAGAGCCAGCTCGACACGGAGCGTGCGTCAGTATGGCAACGTGCTTTAGGAAATCTGCGAGCGGCGGGCGTAGCGGCGACTGTGGTGCTTGGCGCTACCGCCGTGGTGAGCTTGACCTCGAAGCCGGCTGATGCGGCTGAGAAAGCCCAAGAAAACAAAGACTTGGCGCGCCCGGCTGGGATCGAACCAGCAACCCCTGCCTTCGGAGGGCAG